TCTTCCTTGCTTACTATTTCGGCATTCTCTGAACTATGTTTATAAAGTCCTTTATTAGAAATTGAATAAGCTGCGAATGGTAAATACTCAACCATTGTAAAGTGTATCAACATTGGCTTTAAATACGTATTTACAAGCGTTGCATAATTACCACTCAATGTACTTGCTGTAATATCTGACTTAATCTTTGCTAATAAGTCAGTACCTACATATTGCAACAGCCAAATATCTTGAGCTATCTTAATAAATGGTATTACCTTATCCGTATCAACATTACCATTTAATGCTGTGTACGCTTGCAAATCTGCTTTCCCTATTAATAATGCTTCTGCCATTAGTTGAATCGTTTATTTGTTGGTAAAAACCCATTGTAAGGCATATCTGTTGGTCTTTGATATACTCGTTTGTCATTAGCTGGAGTAATTTCACCAGCTTTACGTGTTTGAGCTGGTGTAAAAGTTTTAGCAAGTGGGTTGTTTACATCTGATTTGCGTAAGTACGTCTCTCTGAGCCATTTATGTCGGCATGAACCACCCCCCTTGTACAACCAAATTGAGTATGTAGCATCTCCATTTGGTCCCCATCCCTTATTGACTTCTTGTGAACCCATTGCAATAATATCTTCTTTTCTATATACTTTTTTAACTTCCATCATTTTTTTGCAAAATGGTCTAGTTTTATCGGTAGTTTCTCCACTATATCTATATCTTGTCTTAAAAATAGTTCCGTCTTGCTTAGATTTTATAGTAGGTCTTGCCGTACCTGTAGAAACCAGGTTAACAATTTTAGATAATAAAGTCTTTTTTGGTGAATTTAAAGTTTGAAGTTCAGCATCTAACTCATCCTCTAAGTCATAATCAACCTCTCTACTATCAATTAGTACGTATTCATGTCCATCAATCCATTCGATATGGTTTTCAGCACTCATTTCAACGCCTGTTTCTTCTTTAACTTGTTCAGTAGATTGTGCGTTTGATAAGTCTACAAATTCTAAAGGTTGTAAAGTCTTAAAGAATAACTTTAATGATACACCATTAAATGCTAAGATACTATCCAATGCTTCTAATAATACTTCTTGTTTTGGTCTTATTACCATGTTGTCAAATAGTATCACACTATTCTTTAATTCATCTGCATTTGCACTAAAGCCTGTAGTTGTAGCAATACCAAAAATAAGTGGTGAAGTTACGCAATGACCTGTTAAAATCTTACTTCTACACTCGTCTGATAAGTATTGATAATGGTCCGCCGCATCTTGAAGTGGAATGCTGTCAACTGTTGTCTTTTTTGATTCATCTTCGTTGAACGATACTACAATTTTCTTGCCTGTTGAACCTGTTAATTTACTTATAACACTTCTTGCAATCTCATCTTTTTGCTCATCGGTTGGTGTAGAATTATTAAAATTGACTATAGTCGTGGGGCTGAATCCGTTACTTACCTCATTAATAAGGTATTCGCTTATCTTTTCTTCTAATACAGTATATTCTAATGCTCCTTGATAGTCAACACGACTAAAATACTTAGTACCTACTGAATAAGGCTGTATCATTAATATTTCGATCTCACTTTTACCCTCACCGAATGCATCAAATCTTTTAGGTACAAACTTTTTAGGATCTTCCCAATTGTCAGAATAGTAATAACCTACAATATTTCCATCTTCATCACATTTTTCTGGTCTTAATAATTGTACAGGAATGTGGTAAACTTTAATTACGTTCTTATGTCCTTTATCGTAATGTACTTGGAATGCACCCTGGCCTAATAAATACAAGTCTTGGATAACTCTACGCAAATCATTCGCTGTAAATAGAGTTAACATTTGAGCGTAATCATTTGGCTTTTTAGACGCATCTAATGCACTTAAACCCTTCCCGTAAATCAATCTACTAATATTATTTACAACGGCACTATGTGTAGCACTATTTGAATATCTATCAATTAAGAATTGAAAGTAATTATTATCTTCTCCATAGTTTACCCATTCATTACGTTTGTCTTCGGTAACTATAGGCGAAGTATATGCAGATAATTCTATAATGTGGTTACTAGTCATTTAATATAAATTGGTTTGTTGTTGTATTTTCTGTATATCTTCCATCATTTACGCTGTAGTCTCTTACATCTTCAAAACCTAATGAAGTAGTAATTTGAGCAGTGCAAAAGATTTTACCCTTCCAAGTGTATTTGTCTATAGTGTTGTAATAAAGTACAGCCTTATATGTATGTCCTTCCTTTAATGATGGGTTGATAGTAATAGTAATAGTGTCATAATAATCTCCCACCGTAGTATTTAATATTTGCTGTGTTATAACGTTCTGAGTAGTTGTTTGAGCGCAACTTGTTAAACTATTATCATAGCCAGTATAAGCACTTCTAGCTGCTGTAGTTAATCCAGACCATGTACCACTATTAGCTACTTCAGTTATATTTGATAAATCATTAAATTTTGTTTCTAATAAATCTTGAGCCAACCAAATTTGCGTTCCTATTTTAGTAGTTTTATATATCTTTCCATCGTTACCGATATATGACTGTAATACAGTTGGATTGTCAACTGAATTAGTCCCATCAGTTAATGATTGTTCACTAGTTGTTGCATTTCTAACTAATCGAATAGAAAAACCAAATTTATAGTCTGTGCTAGTAGTAAGCATATTTCCATGAATTTGACGTGTAGAAACATAAAACGCATTTGGCTCAAAGTTTATCGTAGAAGTCCAATAGCTTGCTTGATAACCTAAATAATCAAACACACCAGTTGTTGCGCGTCTATATCCTGAAGGCATACTATCAAAATTATATAAATTAGTTGCATTAGTATTTGGTGCATACCAACAACCATTTAAACCTTCAATAGTGCCAGTTTTTTTTAATTTACCACCAGCTACAGTTTCTCCACCTAAATATGTTGTTAATGTTGTAAAGTCAGTTGTAGATGGAACTCTCCAAATATTTGTTTGACCGTTCCCACCATTTGGATTAGCGATATTTTTCGCGTCAGTAGCTGCATACCAATTATATAAATATCCAAATGAAGTTGTTATCTGAGTTTCAGTAATTGTACTATTTATATCAATTACTCTAGAAATGTTTGTTTCTTCATCTGTAATCTGTAGTTTATTAGCTCTAGGTAATGCGTCTAAATCCGTTAGTCTTTGTGTGACTACGAAACCTTGAACGGATGCTATAGGTTCTAATACTATCATATATATATAACTGCAATTTGTTAATTTTGTTTTTAATGCAAAAAGGGATGCCGAAATTAATCAACACCCCCTCTTAGCCTAGTGAACTATTTAGACTATGAAGTAACCATTGTAGCACTTGTAAATAACGCTAACATCGCAGTTGATGTAGACGCATTCAAGAAGTTAGCAGGCACTTTCTCATCTGCTACGAAACTCAAAGAATATCCTGAAGCAGATTTCATTTCACCACCTGTAGAAATTGTCCCACCTACAACATCAGCGCCTTGCTCAAGTCCCATAATAAAGAACTGATCATTGTTGCTTTGAATTATTATGTGCGGCCTACCATAGGAAAGTAATTTGATTTGCTTATGCGTAGCAATATCTTGGTGCTTTAATCTAATGTTTAATTTTTGACTAAAATAAGTAGTCCCAGCATTTCTGTCGGATACAACATCTTGGTCAAAAGTATTATCTACACCTTTTAATTCGTACTTGTATAAAGTATCTACGTTAGTAATAGCTGTAATCATATCCGTATCCGTTGCATCGTACGTTATATCAGCTCTTGAAATTTGGTAATTGATAAAGTAAACAGCTTTAAGACCTCCAACTTGGTCTTTACATTGCTCTACTCTACCTTTTGCAATATCACATGCCATGAGTTTATAGTTTTAATGTTTATAAAAAAAGGGAGGAGTAAATCCCCTCCCCTAGTATTGATATTCAGCTAGTTACTAATTAGCTGCGTTTGTGATTCCGTATGTAACCAAATCTGATACTGAATGGTAGTTAACAGCGTAACCAGCTCTCATTACGATTCTTACATTGTCATCTCCTAATGTTTCGGAGGTATCAATTAATCGTATTTCATTTGCATCGTTGAGCAAACCGCAGCCGAAAAACAAGTTAGAAGTTTGAGCAGCTAACATTTGGTTTGCAGTCAATCCGTTTGCTACGAATAATGGAATACCACCATAAGTCAAAGAACCATTAGTATACCATTGTGTACCTTTATTGTCAGTACCATTGTTAGATGTAGCAGCTACACCAAATCCACCTAATGCAGAGATATAAGATTTAGCAATGTTTTGAGATACATAGATTTTCAAATCATCAGCTCCGTATACTGCAGCTGGAATCGCTTTGTACACTTTTTCAAGCTCTTCGATGCAGTTCGCAGCCGTAACCGAAGTACCCGACACTTCATTTGCAGCTGGTAAAGCAGCATCAGTAGTTAACAAAGTCATGATACCAGCAACTTGTCCGTCAGTAGCATTAACACCATTCCAAATAGAAGACTCAATTGCAGATGCAACTTTCTCTACTACGAATGCAAGTAAGTAATCAGCAAAAGATTTCGCTAAAACTTTGTTTGCAGAATACCCCATTTCTTCTGATTGCCAGCTAGTTACGTAATCTTTTTTGCACAAAGATAAATTAACTTGAAAGTTCTCTAAAGTTAATGTACGCTCAGTAATTGTTACCGTAGAAGTAGCAGTAAAGTCACAGCTCGCATTTGCAAGAAGTCCGTCTGTACTCAATTTGTTGATTACCGCTTTGTACGCGATGTTAGGCATGATAGTCATACCTCCGTTAGAT